ACCGTCACCTATTGTTCCAAAAGTTCCAGCTGGACCAATAGCAGTCCTACCTGCTCCTCCACCAGCACCTAATGTAATACCACATATTGTAGAACCAGCACCACCAAGGCAACCAGAAAAAGATGTATTACCACCCGAAGCAAGTCCAAAAGCTCCACCCCCACCTCCAGGTTTACCGGTTGCAGACCCACCATTAGATGCAAAACCACCAAAACATTGGGGATTTGTAAAATTACCATTTGTTCCACCTGCAGGTGAAGTTCCTTGATTACCAACACCACCTGCACCAGACCTTTGTAAAGTTGTAGGTGATGAACCACCACTATAAGAAGCAGGACCAAAACCACCACCAGCACAAACTAAAGTTCCAAAACAAGTAGCACCACCATTACCTCCAGCTGTTGTAGAAGGCGGGGTTCCTTGTGCACCACCAGCGCCTCCAGCACCAATTATAACACATTGGGAAGATCCAAAACTTGATGTTAATGTGCAAATAGATACACCCCCTGCTCCACCTCCAGCTTGACCCCCAGCTACACAAGAAGGACTATTTGATCCACCTAAAGAAACCACTCCTCCGCCGCCGCCACCACCACCTCCAATAGCTACTACTTCGATATAGGTAGCACCTGGGCAACATGACCACGTTCCACTTGCAGTAAACAGTTGTTCTACAGGCGGTGCTGCCGCTGCAGACATCGAGTCAATTATACCTATACCTGAAAAAATCATAGTTATGCTTTTAAGTCTCCAAACAAATACCAGGTATTCTCTCCTGTTTTAAGAAGAGTTGCTCCGGAGTTTTGGTAGTTAAGATTTTTATATCCTTGTGCAGAGTTTAGTGTTACTCCTCCAGTTGCAGCAATATCTACTGCTCCTGCACCACTTCTAACAATTAGAATTTGGGCACCGATTTGGAAAGGTTGCGAAGAGTTAAGAGGAACTGTTACAGTAGTAGCAGAACCAGATGTCATTGTAACGGCTTTACCAGAGTCAGCAACTACTAATCCGTAAGAAGCTGTTTGGTTGTTGATTGTAACAAAAGCAGTGTCTATACCTGAGGTGCCTGAAGTTCCTGAAGAACCGCTAATACCTGAAGTGCCCGAAGTGCCTGATCCGTCTACACCAGAGGTTCCAGAAGTGCCATTAGCACCCGAGGTTCCAGAAGTGCCATCTACACCAGATGTGCCAGATGATCCATTAACACCCGAAGTTCCAGAGCTTCCGTCTACACCAGAGGTTCCAGAAGATCCAGAGATACCTGACGTTCCAGAAGATCCAGAAACACCTGAAGTTCCAGAACTACCATTTACACCAGAGGTTCCAGATGTTCCGGAAGGAGTTTTAGTGAAGATAAAAAGTATTGGATCGTTGTTAGAAAACGAGTGGGTCGAGGTAACTAAGGTAACTGGAAGAGTCCAATATGTGGTATTGTCTACCGCAGTTCCAATAGTCCAAGTCTGGTAGTTAACATGATTAGCTTTGTCCTGTATGGTAATTGTAGACCCAGGAACTAAGTTAGCAAAGAAAATATCTACGTTATCCCCATTGTCATCTTCGTCGCTTACACTAATAGAAGTAGAACTTGCTTGTGTAGCATTGTTCCAAATAACAAATCCTGATCCAGGATCTCCTGATTGTGAGTTTGTTTTGGCCAGGTAATTAAAGAACGAGTTAGAAAAACCAGGTTCTCCTTGTGCTCCTGTTGCTCCATTAACTCCTGAAGTTCCGTTAACTCCAGATGTTCCATTAACTCCTGAGGTCCCAGAAGATCCAGTTTGTCCTGAAGTTCCAGAAGAACCAGATGATCCAGAAGAACCAGATTGTCCAGATGTTCCGGAAGAACCACTGGTTCCATTAGCACCAGAAGTTCCGTTAATACCGCTGGTTCCGTTAACACCTGAGGTTCCGTTAACACCTGAGGTTCCATTTACTCCGCTGGTTCCAGAATAACCAGAGTTACCTGAAGTGCCTGAAGAACCCGATATACCGGATGTTCCAGAACTGCCACTAACACCAGAACTTCCGTTTACTCCCGATGTTCCAGATGAACCAGATGATCCAGAAGAACCAGATATAAGTGCAGAGTTGCCGTTGGAATCTATAATGTAGACCTTATCTCCAACTCCTGAAGTAGATCCATACATGGCTACATAACCAGCTGGAGGAGTTTCTGGAGAGTTAGTTAGGGAAAAGTTAATTTGGCCTCCCGTGGTGCCGACAATGTATTTTGCGTTGCTCATTTTATTGTTATCATTTTAACAATAGCCCCAAGGTGCTGCTGTTTGTGTAAGTGTGTTATCATCTGTCACTGTTAAACTTGCACCATTTTCTATAGTGATTGTCATGCAGTAAGTAATTGTATTTTGTTCTACCAAGTAATCTGTCCCCGCTGGTATAGTGCACGGAAACTGGTAAAGTGGAGTATTGGTCACATAAACAATAGCGTCCAAAATTTCATTGCCCCCAGTGTAAGGCACGAACTCTATTTCATGCTCACATGGAACGTCAGAATATAGGAATGCCTGACCTCTGTCAATCTGTTCGAATTCTATAGCACAAACGTTCCAAACTGTTGTGGCAAAATTCCAGAAAGCTTCTTCAGTAGACCAGACAGCGCAAGAGAGAGGAGATTCAAATGTGATTGTAGGAGCGTTGGTGTTAAACACCATGTATTCAAAGTTGCCTTCAGGGTACAGATAAATGTCTCCGTTGATAGGATTGTTAAGTCCGTCTACTCCAACCAGGTTAACTTCAAGTTCTACAAAACGAGTATTTCTACGAACCACACTTGCAGCCACAGAAAATGTCTGCTTAGAGTAGGAGTTAGTAAAAACTATCGTAAAGAAATTTCCTACGTTAGATCCAGCAGAAACTGTGTCCGCATAAATGATCAGATTGTTAGTAGAATTAGGTGTTAGATTTAGCATCTTGTAATGAAGTATGAATTCTCTCCCACTTGACAAAACTAAGGCCGGGAAATTCCCAGCCTTAGTTCTTGGTGCCTTTTTGTGTGTTAGGCGTTGACGAAGGTAGTTCCTGTCAAGCTTGCCAAGGTATTAACTTGGTAAGCCATTTCGGGTTCCATACCTTGCAATACAAAAGAGTATTGAGTAGCATCGCCAGGAGCGGTGCCAGTTGTAGTAGATCCAGTTGATACTACGCAACCTCTTGTCAAACCTACCATCCAGTAAAGTCCGTTGTTGTCTTCGAAGACGCAACGTGAAGCTCTATTGTAGGTGAGCAATTGGATTTGTTGTCTCTTTGCAGAGTCTAAGTGTTGAACTGGAATTGTTACTTCCTGTGTGAAGAAAGCAGTTCCGTTAGTGTTAGAGATGTTAAAAGTCTCTGTGAATGACGCAACGTCTTTAGCTACTTGGATTTGGTAGAAGGAACCAGTTCCGCCAGATAAAGCGGTGATTCCTGCTGTTGCCCCTGCAGTGACTGCAGTGTAGTCGAAATCGGAAGAGACCCAAAGGGTTTTAATTCCGCCTATCGCATCCAAACAATCTAAAGCAATTGCTGCGGTTAAATTACATGCCATGTTATTGTTTTAGTTTTTTTTAATAAAGCCTACGGAGCCTTAAGCCCCGTAGGCCTCGGTTTGGATTTAGATAGTTGATACGAACTGAGAAGCGTAAACTGCAGTTCCCAATCTGAACTTAGACATGAAGTTTACAACGTCTTGTGAAGGATCGTAGTAGAACTTGAAGTTGTCAGCGTCATCAAGAAGACCAGTTCCGAAGTAGATATACTTCTTAGGACCAACCAAGATGTGCGAGTTAGACGAAAGTCCTGGAGCACCGAAGATGGTCATGTTTGTTCCTGGCCAGATAAATGCGTTAGGGTTGTTACCAGAAGCATTAGTGATGTTAGGATACTGAAGGATCAAGCTGTTTCCTTTGTCCATCAAAGCTTGAACTGCGATGGCGTAGTTGGTCATAGACATGTACATAACCAAGTCGTCCTCTTGCTTAAGAGCGTTGGTCAACTTAGCGTAGATGTTCCAGATAGTGTCGAATGCGGTTGCAACTGCCAAAGGCACTACGATACCAGCACCGGTTCCACCGATACATCCGTTAGCTACAGTAGCTTGAGAAAGCAAACCATCCAAAGATCCACCGTCACCAGCCCAGATAGTGTTTTCAACGTATTGAGCGATGTTGTTTACTTTGTTGTTTGCGATTTGCTCTTCGAAAGGCACGCTTTCAGCATAAGCTGAAGGAGACAATTGAGAAGACAACCAGTAGTTTCTAAGATCTTCTGGGCAAAGTTGTTCTTTCAACATCTTAGATTGAACTACCAAATCCAACTGAGAGAATACAGTAGAGTTACCAGTTGCTCCACCAGGACCAACTTGAGCTGCACCGAATCCGCAAGTTGCATCGATGATGTAAGGGTTAGAGTTTAGCAAGTTGATTGCAGAAGTTCCTGCAGTCTTGCCTGCCAATACGGTCAAGTATTGAACGGTGAAAGGCTTCAAAAGCGCTTTGCTGATGAGGTCAGTCGATAACTGGTCCGTATACGGAGATAGGGAGGCTAAATTAAATGACATAGTTTTAGGTTTTTATTTTATTATTTACGTTTGTTTTTACTGAGTTCAGCTTTGATAGTCTTAAGACCCTCGAGTCTTGATTCAATTGCTGACATTGGAGTTACAGGTTCGTCGTTGAAAGTAGAAAGTTTAGAAGCTCCTGGGGTCTTACTCATCTTTTCCATTTTAGATTTGTAAGAAGACATTTCCTCTTTAACCACTGCAACTTCTTTAGCAACCTCTTCGATCGCTTCCATACATTGCATGATCATTTTTTTCATTTCTTCCTTAACAATTTCTGACTCAGATTTTGTAGGTTGTGCTGCTGATTCTTCACCTGCTGGCACTTCTTCTTCTGCTGCGGCTTCAATCTCTACTTCCACTTTGGGTTCGGGCTTGATTACCTCAGTGATCGTTCCGTTAGCATCGACAGAAACTTTGGTGCCGTCTTCGAGTGTGTGGTTTCCTTCGGGAGCCGGTGCCTTTTCTCCGCTTTCACTAACTACAAATAGTTTAGATCCTGCTTCGAAGCTTTCCGCTTCCACTCTGGTAACCCCGTCCTCAAGAACTGACTCCGCCATTTTCACATCCATCCCTAAGGCGATCTTAATTTGGTTGATTTTTTCTTGATAGAAATTCATTTTTATACGATAATTTTTTTGGGTGTTATCTGGACTAAGTATAAAGGTTCTGGGGATGTGACATTTCCTTAACAACTTTTTAGGATGTTCATCACCTTGTTGTAGATTTCACGGTCTTTTTGGTAGGCCTCCCAGTCTTCTCTGTCAAGGAAATTACCTTCCAGACTGAATCCCCTGAGTTCTCCATTCTTAACCATCTTCCAAGTTTCAGGATCTGTCACTCTCATCTTAACAACCCATGTTCCGATTGGAACGTCGAGATTGTAAACTGAGTTTGCTTTGTCCTGTTCGTTTTCAACCACCCATGTCTCCATGATGTAAGATCCTGCTTTGTCTTCAGGATTGTGGTCGATATTAGTTTGGTCGTTGCGTAGTTCCTTCATGAACTTTTCCGCCATTCTCTGAACTACTTCTTTTGAAAATCTAACATAGTAGATCTCTTTTGTCTTCTTGTCTTTGCGGACTATTTCCATATCTGGAACTGCAACGGGACCAACCAAGATCTGTTGATCTTCAGAAGCAAACAAGAACTTACTCATCTGCTGTTCTGAATGCTTGGGATGACCCTTTGGTAGCAGATCGTTGTCCTGGGTGTAGTCTTTATCAGAGGGTGAAGAACCACTAAGTATTTTAAGGAAAGCATTTACTCTTCCCATTGCCCACTGGGCTCTGCTCATACCTCTTCTACCAGGAGTGCCTACTGAATAAGCTCCAGCACCTCTTCTCCAAACTGCTTTCAGCATTCCAAGATCTGCCTTTTGGCTGTCTTGGGGATTCTTTTTGTTGTGCTCTTCGATCTTATCCTTTAAGGTTTTCTCAACCTCTTCAGTTACTTCGATACCACCTCTGGAAGTTTTAGTATCTCCCTCTTTGTTTTTATCAGAACCTTCTCTGCCTCTCTCCTCCTTCGGAATACGAGCAATAGGTCTTTCTTCTGCCATAACAATAGGAGTTTCTAAATATTCGTTGATCTTAATCAGATGTCCGTCCATGTAAGAAACGTCGTGTGCCATTCCTACTTCTTCGTCGATCTCATGCATCAGACTTTTAAAATCGTCAACTAAAATGATTGCTTCTTTTAGTTGGTTTACATCGGCTGATTCTGCTTCTATAACCTGTGCTTCGATTTCAAAAACACGGTCAGCTTGTAAAGCGGCAGAACGGATCATACCAATTACATCTTCGTCGTGTGGTCCCATTTCCATGAGGTGGCGGAATGTTTCCGTTGCACCTGGACACATGTAAAAGAAACGTGTTGGATATCCATAGACGTCTAGTTCAGTAGAAGCAAATTCACCACCTCTGATCTCTCTAAGCTTTCTCTGAGCCCATTCGATACCTTCCGTTCCACCCCAAGCATCCCACATTAGTTTCCCACATCCTTCTTCGTAAGG